CGCCAGCAGCTTCCTGCGCGCCCAATCGCGGATGTCCTGCATCCCTTCAGCTTCAAGATTCTCGAGCGTCTTGTAGCCAATAACAAGATTGGTTTCCGGGTCCTGCGTCTGCCCCATCAGCGCTGACATGGTGCGCACAATCGACATGCGACGGCTGGCGCTGGTCGGGCCAACATCGACTTCAACGTCAAACCGCGCCCGCGAAAAGTCAATTTCGCTCTCAATCCCCCCGGTCTTTGGGTTCAGCACTTTCCGGCCGATTTCCACCGTGCCGCGCTTGCCTTCCTCCGACAGCGTTTTCAGCTTCCGGCCAGGCTCCACATAAATCTCAGCCGCCATGCCCTGATATACTTCCGCAAGCCGCCGCTCTGCGTCCGCCGCCTCATCAAGGTAGCCATACGACTGCATGTCGATCCGGCCCTGCACCAAGTCCAAAGCAACACCCGATTGATCCGGCTGCAGTTGTTCCGCATTTTCGGGATTTCCCATCTGGTCGGCAACGTCCTGCCGCATGATCTGGATAAGGGCTGCAACCGCAGGCGCTACTTCCGGCGGCTCCAAATACCCGACAGGCCCCGCAGGCTGGATATTCCCGTTTTGGTCGCTCATCGACTGAATAGTGAGGAACGCCGGATTGTTCTTGTGCGCGTTGTTCCACTGCTCCTGATAGGGTGCAATCTGTTCGCCAAGGAATATCGGCGTTCTGACACCGCTTACCGCTGCCGTCTCTGCCACCTTGGACACCTGAAGGTTATACAGAATCTGCGCGTCCATAGCGTGCAGAACATGCCCTTTGAACCGTTCTACATGGTCCAAGACAGTTCGCTGCCCATACTGCGGGATCAGCGGGATTTCCGGCCCGGCAATGATAACCCCATCTTCCAGCACCTTCGCGCCGTTCAACACATACTTGCGGACCTGCCCGACCTTTTCAACGCGCGGGGCCACCTCTTTAAAGCCGGTTGCCTTCAGCCTCTCCAATTCGTCGGCATCAAGTTCCTCTTCGGTAAATTCCTCAAGGTCTTCCCCATCGACCCCGCCCTTGAAAACGCGCCAGGTCTTGTTGACCGTTTCCTTCACAAAGTATTCGGCGATGAAAACAAAATCCGTTCCGGTGCCAAACCATCCGAATTGATACTTCCCCACCAATGCCATCGGCCAGGACGCGCATTCTTCGCCATATTCTGCCACAAATGCCCGCCGCGCCCATGGCGTCAGCAGGAAGGCATGTCCCGCGTCCGACTTGTCCTTCAGCTTGGCGTTCACGTCAAAGAATAGGGTGGCCTCGGCATCGTTCACCGGCTCAAGGCATATCCGTTGCTGCGGCCCGTCGCCCTCATATTCCGTTCGCAGCCGCAAGCCGCCGTAGCCGCCTTCAAGCGAGCCATCAAACGCCAGCGCCCGCGCTTCCTTGCCCCGCGCGTCCTGCGTGTCAGCCCGGTAGCGCGATGTCAGAGCATCGGAAAGCGCATCGGCCTCGCTGCCATCAGCGGGCAGGAATGACGCGGCAATCCGATTCTTCCGGTATTCGTTCCTGATCCGCATGATTGCCCCGCCGATGTGGTCAATCTCCATGCGCATCTTGTTTTCAAAGTCGCCGTCCGTATCCCAATCCCATTGCGCGCCGCGAACGCGGACAAAGCGGCGAGACAGGGCTGCGGCCTCACGGTCCTCTCGGGTCGCGCTGTAGCTGTCCTCAAATTCTTGAAGGGCGCGCGCGTGCAGATCAGACAGGCGGGCTTCTTTACTTTGGCGCGGCATTATATTCCCTCGCAATGTTCTGCCTTACTTCTGCCCAATAATCCGCGACAAACCGGGAAATAAGCCATTCACTGAAACCGCTGGCACGCCACTCTTGGGCCATGCCGTCAATGATGCTATCCAGCGATTCCATCATAGCGTCATAGAATATCGCCATACCTTTGGGGTCAGTCTGCATCAGAACCTCCTGCCCGCCCCAAGCGCCGGGCGCGGGGCAATTTGAATTGGCGGTGCCTTCGGTCGTTCCGCAACCGCAGGGAATAGCGCACTCATCAACCAGACTAGCGCATCAACCCTGTCGGGCGATTTTGGCCCCTCATAACCGTTCAAGGTCATTTGGCAATTATGGACCAAGATGCCATTGGCGAAGTATTCTGGCAAATACCCGGCAACAACGCTCAAGTTGTAGACAGGCTCGCCGTCAGATGGCCTTGTTTCGCAGCCAGTGATGTTGCTTGCAAAGCCTACAGCAAAATCTTTTATTGCTTCGTTCTGCCGTAAATTCTGATCCACACTCTTCGCAGTTTCGCACTGAAGCTGGCTTCCGCCGCGAGGCTCTTGAAGCCCGCGCCGCGCATGTGTTGCCGCAGTATTTGGCTGGCTTCCCCGTCCAGACAGATTTCGTTTCAGCCCCGCAAACGATGCAAGCACCAATGACGGGCCGTTCAAGATTGAACCCAAGGCGCTTATGCTTGTGGAAGTGGTCAAGCGGCGGCAAAGCAATAAGATTGCTCGGGACGTTGTTTGCCGGGTTTTCGTCACGATGGTGGACATGTTGGCCGTCAGGAATTGGCTCAATGTGGGCCTCATAAACGAGCCGGTGTAAAAGCTTGTTGCCACCCCGGTAGTGCCCGCTTTCCATGCGATGGAACCATCTTGATCGCCACGCGACCGATGTTGCCAATTGTCGCTTTCTAGCAGGCGGTGGAAACCCGCGACACTCCCCGCATTCACAAAGTCTGACATGTCCGGCATGTATATTGGATGACATTCTGTTACCCTCAGTTCGCTGTTTTGCGTCCTGATGTGAACAAGGCGCTTTGCCTTGCCAGTATACCCGACCCAATGTATCGGCGCAAACCCTTTCCGCGTCATGACAATGTCTGAATTGTTTAGCTGATCAATGCGGACTTGACCGCGCTGCGTTTCAATAAGTGTGTCACCTGTCACACACATCTGATTTTCCAATTCGACAAAACTGCCGACATGCGCGACCTCACCCCGTTCGTACCGCGATGCAATCGGTTCCGCCCGAACGTGCTTACCCCGGCTGGCCCTGACCTCAATAATCCTTACGGTCGGATCAACAGTGCGCAGCGTGTGCGCCACCATGTCGCCACCTTGGTTGACTTCAATCACGATCCCATCCGCTTGCCATGACCGGTAGACAGACACCGCCCGTTGCGCCCATGCGCGGGGGCTGCCCGACAAGCTGGCATCCTCCAACACAATCCCACGCTTTTCCCCGGCAGACAGACCGCCAACGATAATCCCATGCTCGTCACTGTCTTCCGTCGCCGTCACTGCCGGGTCAACTGCCACCAGTATTCGCCCCATTTCCGGGGCTTCCCGCAGTCGATAGGCATCAAGCGACGAAAGCGACCACAGCGCGCCCGGAAGGTCGCCAAGGATTTCCGCCTCGAGTTCTTGCCTGCCCATACGGGTTCCCCCGTAGCGTTCGGTAATGCTCTTGACGAAAGACGGGGCAAGGTTTGCGATATTGTCCGCAGTCCGGCCCCGCGTGACGTGAACCGGACCTTCATTCCCCGCAACAATGCTCTTGATCAGTTCGGTCGGGCGCGGCGTTGTCGTAACCAGCACGCGCGGGTCATCACCAAGACGCAGCCCAAATTGCAGCTGATCCCATGCCGCGCGGGCATGTGCCCACTTCGCCAGTTCGTCACACCAGGCTGCGTCAAACTGCGGCCCGCGAAGCTGATCCGGTTCGGTGCCGTTGTAACCCTGGGCAATCGCGCCATTGGGGAATACCAGCTTCACCGGCTTTTTCGTGTAGACCGGCATTTCATCCTTTGGGCAGCAAGCAAGAATCCCGCTGTCGCCTTCAACAACCACTTGTTCAAGGTCGCGCTGCGTTTCCGCGATCAGGGCAATCCGGCGCTTTCCGGCTTTCACCTGTTCCCGCACCCATTCCGCCCCGGATCGTGTCTTGCCAAATCCCCGGCCTGCGACGATTGCCCAGATCAGCCATTCGCCTTCCGGCGCAATCTGGTCAGGGCGCGCGTTGAATCCTCTCCAATCGTAAAGCAGCGCCTCCACTTCGGATTCCGATAGATCGGCAAGCGCGGCCTGCCGATCCGGCACCGGCAATAGCGCCAGACGTTCCGCAACTGACGCGCCAGCCCTCATTCGCTGTCCCCGCCAGTAATCCGCCGCTCAATTCCTGCCAGCCGTTCCGCAAGGCGCTGTGAAGCTGGCACGTCCTGCGTTTGCACTGGGCCGCCGTCTGCGCCGGTCAGCTCCACATGGGTTCGATCATGCCAGTCTTCGCGGAAGCGGTTTTTCATCTGGAAAATGTAGCTTGTGGCGCTGAAGCCTTCAATCTTTCCGAACGTGGCCTTGCGCCCTTCGCCTTCCCACCATGCCTGCGAATAGGCGAGTGCGTCCTTTATGGCGCAAG